AGAAATTCCCCAGTTTTTAATATCGGGGCTGGCGCGCCTGGGGATTTCCGCCAGCCCCGTATTAACCGGATCGCAAACTGTTCATAGGGATGGGATGCGACCCGGCTAACTCGCTTAGACGTATTTCGCGTTCTGGATGAACTGAACGGCGGTCGAGCGCCGCTTGAGCCAGTTGATCCAACGCTCGGCGCGGATGCCGGTCATGTTCATCTGCCACAGCGACATCAGCGTAGTGGTCCCGATAGGCGGGCTGTCAGGTGCCGAATCCATCTGGACCGATGCCTGATTGCTCGCGTCGAGTACCGTCTGTCCGTCGTCGGCCAGCATGATTTCCGATGCCTTCGCAAAAATCAGTGGCGCTCCGTCAGCGGGCGAGCCGCCCACATACGGAACGTTTTCTGATGCGATGTACGGATAACCAGCAAGCACACCACCTTCGCCGGTCATCTGCGAGTAGAACGGCTGACCGAGGGCGTTGAGCATCAACGAGAATGCCAGCGCCTGTTGCTGCGTTCCGATCCATACGCCACTCGATGTCGACAGGTTGGCATTGAGGAACGTCTGGAACAGCCGTTTGATGTCTGCCTGGAAGGCAGCTTGGTTTGTGCCGGATGCCTGAATGTTCGTCGAGCCGTTGGTAATCGATGCAGGCGAGACGTTGGCAACCGCTGCAACCGCTGGATCGATGAACTGGCGATCCAAGAATGCAGTCATCGCTTCGATCATGTCATTGCGCACAACCGCTTCCGCCGACGGATTGGAGAACCGCGCCAGTTCGTCGGTGATGATGACGATGCCGGCTGCTTTTGCCCAACGCAGGGTAACGGTTTGGAACGCCATCTGCGAAACCGGCTTAGGCGCTGCTTCACCGACCCACCCCATCGACGATCCAGTTGTCGTTGCGGCCATCTGGATGTTGAACGGAACACGGCGCAAGCCGGGAATCCGCCCGATGATCGTCGCCGGACGCAGCAATTCGATGAACTGATCGGCCAGCACTTGATAAACGACCAGTGGCGAGGCCCACGTCGCGTCGGTTGTCGTTCCGGCACCGACGGCGGCTTTCACCAAGTACGGATCCTTCATCAAGGTTTGCACGTCGGATTCGAGCAGCTGCAGGACTTCCGGCGTGTTCGACCAGCCGCCGTATTTCTCGGAGGCCTTCGCATAGTTGATCGATTCCCACCGCGATCCGCGACCCGCCGCCAATGCTTGCGCATAGCGGATGAACGCCGTTCCCGGTTGGACGTTGGCTTTGACGCGGACGGCGCCTTGATAAACCTTGCGCCGTTCCGCCGCCTGCGGCGGAATAACGATGCCGTCGAGTCCTTGCGCCGTGTCGACTTCCTCGGCTTGCGCCAGCATGGTTTTTTCCATGTCGCGAAGCCGCTTCAAGTGGCTGTCGATTTTCTTAACGTCGGCATCGAGCGTGTCGTATTCCTCGCTTTCCGCATCGGTCAGTGTTTCGTTTTTCTCCGATGCAGTGTCCATCAATTCCTTCTGGCGAGCGGCTTTCGCCGCGCGCGTGTTTTCAAAAGCAGTGATCTGCTCTTGAATCGTTTTCATTTTAGGCTCCTGTGCCCGCGGCTTCGCCGCTGGCTTTTCCCCCGTGACGCCGGGACGTTTCGGTCGATCAGCATCATCCGCCGCCGATTTGCCTGACGCGGCGAGCAGCGGTTGATCCAAGGACCGTATGGCTGTGATTGTTGCTTCGGCGTTGGCCGGTATCGTTACCAGCGACAACTCGAAAACTTCTGTCTTGGTGAAGTGGATGCCGTCAGTTTCCTTGATGAAGGCGTATTCCTTCGGGCGGAAGCCGATCGATACGGCGGACACCAAACCCAACTTGACGCTTTCCCACGCCTCATCGAGCCGGTTCTTCAAATTGCCCGGCGTATCGGTCTGCGCGAGCTTCGCGCTGAACTCGATTCCGTCGTCGGTTGCTTTTTTGAAAATGACCTCGCCGATCGGCTGGTCGTGTTTGTGTTGCCACAAAAGTTTCAGCGGGTTTTTGAACTCGACGCCTTTCGGCTCGATGATGTCACCCATGCGGTCGGGCGTCGGCGTTGTCGCCATGCCCATGATCTGCCGCTTCTCGCTGTCAATGGATTTGACATTGAGAATCGAATACGCGCGATTCATCGCTGGTCCCTTTCCTGTCAATGCGCGAGCAGGCAATCAGTCTGTGCGACCTTTCCCTGCGCGTCGACGGTCAAGCATTTTCCCGGCGTCGAATTGAGCACCGGATCGCCGATCGCGATTGACTTGGAAGCCGGGGGACCACCGTCCTTCAAGTCGTTCACTGTCGTACCCACGATCACTGAGTTGCCGGGGATCAACGTTCCCTCCGGCTGCATACCTTGCTTGTTAGCTGATTCGGAAACCGCGCCGATGAGAAACAGCATGATAACGATCAGAATCAGACGTTGCAGCATCGTCGCCTCCCTAGTCCGGTTTCATCTGCCGGATGACGCGCGCGGCCTGCTTGTAGGCCGCAGCATAATTGACGTTGTGTTCGAGCGATAGGATTCGCTTGGCGACCAATTCCAGATAGCGGCGCACGGCGCGCGCCTCGATCGCCGTCAGTGCCATGCCAACCGGCCCGACGTTTTCGTGGCGCAAGTAAAAACCGCGCCGGTTTAACCGAACGCCGTCTTTGCCGACATCGAGTTTGGTGACAGTGCCCAATTTTCCCCCCGGATAAATCGGCGGCGCAGGGACGGGAACCCACGCGCCACCGAAATATAAGCCGACAACTCCGACGCGGTTATCAGCTTATCGCTTCGGCCCTGCTCCGCTTGAGCCGGGCGCATAATACCAAGTCATTTTGCCACTGCCGTCCGTCGCAAGGCCCCAACCGCCTGTTTCTGGTGCGGCTTTGATGACGAGGGTCACGCCGCCGCCTGACGGCGGCTCGGTCGGTGGATCAACCGGTGGATCGACTGGCGGTACGTCTGGCGGAATGATCGGGCCGCCATCAACGTGTAGACCTTGAATCGACGCATAGCCAAGGAACACAGCCGGGACCGGCTTGTCGCCTGCGGCTTTGTTTTTCGGCATCAATACGCCGTTGATGATAACTGGTACTGCAGCCATTTTTCTACCTCCTGTTAAACGAACAACATCTGATATTCTTTCGGTTTCTCTTCGATCTTGTGATCAAGAGCGATCCCTGCCGCCATGGTGAGCGCCACCATTCCGTCAATGCGTCCGCGCGCTTTGACTTTATCGAGTTTTCGCGAGCCGGCCGGGTCGCGTGTGACGACGGCATTGCTCGCGCACATTGACAGAACCGGATGATTGCCGTGACGCAGCTTTCCACTCAATATCAGAGCTTCAAGCTGCAACAAAGCGGGCGACATGGATTTATAGCCCTGACCGAACTCGACGAAGTGGGCATCGATCTGATCGTCGGGCATTCCGCAGCGGACAAGGGCCGCGCGCAAGTGTTGCCAGTTCCAGCGATCGAAACCGACCTTCTTCAAGCCAGTGGTGCGCAATAATTCGATGATGTACGCCGCGACGAAATCGTACTCGACGGCGCGACCGGGCGTGGTTTCCAGAAATCCCTCGCGGTGCCAGATGTCGTATTCGACTTTGTCGGCGCGCGACCGATCGAGCAAACCATCCTCCGGAAGCCAGAACGTCGGCTTGACCGACCATTGATCTTCCTTCTTGGCGATGCGGACAAGTCCGGTCAGATCGCGTACCGCCGACAAGTCCAAACCGCCGAACGCTTCCAGTTCGTCGAAATCGTCGACCGGAGGCGCGCCGCATTTCTGCCAGTCGGTTTTCGCGATGAACGGATTGGTCTGCTCGACGCGCTGGTTCAACACGAGGTTTCGGTAATCCGCCTCGCGCGACGGCAATCGCCGCGCCGATTCCGCCTGCGTCAACACTTCCTGCTCGTTCAAGAAATCGCCGAGCGCCGGATTCGCCATGCGGATCGTCTCGATTGCAAACGGATCTGCCTCCTTCGGCGCGGTCATGACCATGCAGACGGTGCGCGGATCGGATTTTTTCTCCGCGTCATCGATCAAAATCGAAAGCAAGTCGTTGTCGGTCGGCGCCTGCGTCGAAATGACGACGGACAATGGCTCGTCATGCGCGCCGGTCGCCGTCTCCAGGGCCTCGTACAGCGCCGAGTGTGGTCCCTTTACCGAGCGCAATTCGTCGTGAACGATGAACACGGGCGACAGTCCGTAAGCCGTCGATACGTCCGCCGACAGCGCCCGGTAGAGCGTTCCGCGTTCCGGACAGAACAATTGCTTGGCGGTGTCGCGGATGATGACGCAGCCGCGCAGGGCGGAGGATATGCGGACCATCTTCGCCGCCAAGGCGAAAATGACGGCGGCCTGTTCCTTCGATTGCGCGGCGGAAAACAGTTGCGCGTTCGGTTGCGATTCATGACCGACCAAGTGCAGCAGCAACAGGAAAGCGGCAAACGTCGTCTTGGCGTTTTTGCGCCCGACCGAAATTATAGCTAGGCGCGTACGGTGTCGGTTCCCATAGATCAACCGTATCCAATCACGTTGCCACGGCCGCAGTTTTATTTTCTGACCGATACGTGGACCGTCCGGCACCCGGCAATAACGCTCAATCCAGTCGATGTTGCGCTTGACCCGCTGTTCCGGAGTGATTTTGCGCGCCATTTAATCCTGTTCTTCCCATGGCCGGACCTTCGACGTGTTGCGCGATGCCGTCGCGGCGGCCTGCGGCGTGTAGCGTGATTGATTGGTCAACCGCAATCGTGTCGCCAATAACGAAGCGGCGCGCGTTTCATCCTGCCGCATCCGCAACAGTTCGCGGTATCGCTTCGCGCCTTCCGCCGCGCGTATCCACGCCGGTTTGAAGGTTTCGATGATCGCGTTGAGGCCTTCGATCGCTTCGCGATGCGAGCACAGGTCGCGCAACATCGCGCGGACCGCATGGGTGGAAAAGAAATCAACCGGCTCGCTGGAAACGATGTCGCGCCAGATCGCTTTTTGCCGCTTGTTCATGTCGGCAAACGGATCAGGCCGCTTCGGCGCGCCCGCGAAACCGCCATCAATGACGTTCAAATCTTTTGCAGGCCGTCCGCGTTTGCGATAGCGCGATGGTGTTACGTCTGCGGGTTGTGCTGCGTCATCCACTGCAACTGTCCTTGTTACGATTTATTGT